GCGTCATCAATCGCCTTGCCGACCCTTAGACCGCTAGGCGGCTGTCGGTCATCTTCACCGCGGCGCCAGCGATTAAAGTTGCGCAGAAAGGTGACGGTTGGGTCGCTCATCGGCGCGCTTTGGCGGTCTTGGCGGATGCGCGGAAGGCTTTGGCGGTGGGCGCGCCGGCAGAACCGGGCTTGCGCATGCGTTCACCGCTCCCGGCGGCGATGCGGGCCTTTTTGGCGTGGATGTTGGCGTATAGTCCTGCGGGTTTTTTCATGGCTTGTTCTTTTTGATGGCTTCTCGAAAAAGGTATTGGATCAAGTAAGCGCCGGTCTCCTCGTCGCTGCTGGTGATGTGTTTGAGGAAATCCTGCACAACGTGATACAGCTCATGGACGAGCGAGCCGGTGTCTGCAGCGTCTTCGATCCAGACGACCGCCTGGCTGCCGAGGCACATGGCCCAAGCGGCGTCTGAGTCGTCGGGCTGGTTGTCCGGGTCTTTGGGATCGAGATTGAGAATGTTCGCACACCGCCGGATCGCCGCCGCTTGCGGGGTTCCACAATAAAACTCCACGACCAGACCGAAGGTCTGCTCTCGGACGACGAACCGGCGGGTGCGTTTCATTTAGGCGGCCTTCTTGAGCCGAAGGTTTGCGTAGTGCAGCGCGAGGCGGGCCTTGAAGTTTTCCCACAGCGGTTCTGCGGAGAAGATCCAGGACACCTCGAAGTCGTCCGGTGACTCTTTGCCGATGCGCACGATGCCGCGGCGCTGGACTTTCATGTCAGGGCGGTTCTCGTTCCAGAGTTGCTCGTAGCCGGCCAACTGGATCTTGTGCGCGCCGACAATGGCCTTGGACGTTTTCCAGTCGAGCAGCACAATCTTGCCGTCACGGTCGCGGGACGGTGCGTCGATGGTGCCGCCGAAAAGGTATTCTTCGGAGACCAACTGCACTTCTGGCTCAATGACGGTGAGACCTTCTTCGTCCCACCAGCGCTTGAAGTTGTTGAAGGCGATGGTCGCCTTCTCAACGTCCACAGGGCTGAACTCGGAGAGGTCGGCAACGTGGTTGTGGAGGAAGCATTCGATCAAGAAGTGCGCAATGGTCCCGATGTCCGCCGCTTTATCTCTGACCTTCCGGTAATCCTGGCCTTCCATGCCGAGCTTCCATGCCCAATGGATAAGTCCGCTGCTGTCCTCGCCGATCTTGGCAATGGTGCTGGCGCCCGGAACGTCGGTGCCGTCTTTCAGCGGATACTTCTGGTGCGCCCGGGTCTTCTCGAGGCGGACGATTTTGCGTCCGTCTTCGGTGAAGCGGTCCGGCTCCGCGGGCTTGGCGGCTTTCGCCGCCTTGCCCTTGGTGCGTGTGGTGTTTTTGGTCGGCATGGCGATTACCAGCTGATCTCTTCGTCGTCGGTGCCGGTCTTGCGCGATTCGGGCTTGGCTTCGGACACGTCGAAGCCGTAGGACACGGCGCTGCCGCCATCGCCCCAGGTGACCAGCTCAAGGACTTGCACCGCCTTGGGCTGGAGCGTGACGCCGGCGCCGAGGGACGCCGTGTACCAGCAGTAGGGAACTACCGCGACTTTGATCTTGCTGCCGCCGCCGATGTTGTCGGTGATGGGTTCGCCCGCGGCGTTGAAGAGCTTGGGCGCGCGGCTGTACATCTCGCCGTCCTTGCCCTTACCCATGGCCTTCACTTTGAGTTTGAGTTGGACGAGGCCGTCGTTGTCTTCCCACGGCGCGGCGTGCATTTTCAATTTGTCCTTCTTCAGCTCGGCCTTTTTCTGCGCAACGAACTCGGCGAGCAGGGACTCGACTTGGCTGAGGAACGGCTCGGCGTCCTCGGCGGACATCTCGAGGTTGACTTTATAAACGCCGACTTCATCGAACTTCGTGTCGGGTTTATTGAGGCTGGCGTAGCGGGCAATGCCCACGGGCGTGGTTATGGTTTTGGATGGCATATTTATGCGTTGGTTGGTTGTGTTTGTGTTGGGACTAGAAAATCGGAGCGGCGAAGGATCGTGAGAAAGTCAGCGGCGCGCAGCGTGATGAACCACTCTTCGCCGTTGCGCTTGTGGGCAACGACCGGGAAGAGCTTCTGCTTGGCGTCGCGGATGGCCTGAGCCATCCAGTCGCGGATCTTGACGACCTGGCAGAATTTTACCTCCCAGTGGAAGTCGGGCAGGCACGGGCAGACAACGTCCGGCGAATCCCCAAGTCCGCTGAACTGCTGCCCGCGCCTAATCCCAGAGTCTCCAAAGGCTTCGCGTAATTCGTCGCGCCACATGCGTTCGCCGCGGGCGCCTTTCGCGCGGCTATTCATTGAGCGCCTCCCAAAGCTGTTTGTCCGGCGCGTAAACCGAGCCATCGCTGTCGCTGGTGCGGCCAACCGGCGCGGTGCCCTCAAAGCGGGTGAGGCTCGGACGCCAAGTAAGGTTGAGTGTGCCGGTGCGGCCAGCGCGGTGCTTGGCAACGATCAGCTCGGCGTCCTGCGGGTCGGGTTCTTGGTCGGCGACCGCGTAGTAACAAGGACGATGGACTAAGGCTACGATGTCGGCGTCCTGCTCGATGCTGCCGGACTCGCGGAGGTCGCTAAGTTTCGGGCGGTTGTCGCTGCGGTTTTCCGCTTGGCGGTTGACCTGGGCGGCGGCGACTACTGGCACGCCTAGCTCCATGCTCATGGCTTTCAACCCGCGGCTGACAAATCCGACTTCGTTCTCGCGGCTTTGCGCGCCGGAGTGGCTGACAAGCTGCAAGTAGTCCACGAAGATGCACTTCACGCCCCAGCGCCGGACGGCCAAGCGGGCGCGGCCGCGGATGTCAAGGAGCGTAAGGCCGCCGCGGTCATCAACGTAGAGCGGCTCGCTGGCGAACTGCGTGGCGGCGTCCATGATGCGGTGCTTGATGCTGGCGGTGAGGAAGCCGTTGCGGATGATCTCGGTGTTGGTCTCAGCGCGCGAAAGGACAACGCGGGCGGCCAATTCGTTGGCGGGCATTTCGAGGGAGAAATAAACGACCGGCACGCCGCGGCGGGCCATGTTGTCGGCCATGTTCAGCATGAGGGCGGATTTACCCATGGCAGGACGGCCCGCCACGATGGTCAGCTGGCCGCCGCGGAGACCGCCGGTGACCTGGTCAAAGTCCTTGATGCCGGTCTGCAGGCCGAGCTTGCGGTTGCCGGACATCAGCGCCTCCAGCTCGTCGAGGAGGCCCGGCACGATGGCGCTCGGGGCGCGCATGCTGTCGGTGGCGGTCGTCAGCGAAAGGCTCAAGACCGCTTCGCCGGATTGTTGGAGGACGCTGTCGGCGTCGGTTGCCATGTCTTGAGCGGCGGCCTGCATGGCGACTGCGGAGTCAATGATCCGGCGGCGAGCGTGGAGGTCGCGCAATGTTTGAGCGTGGTACTCCACTGCGGCGGGGCCGCCCGCGGAGTTGCCGAGCATCTCGGTAAGGGCACCGGCACCGCCGACCGAATTTAGCTTGTGCGCTGCATCGATGCGCTGGGTCACGGCGATGACGTTGGGCGTGCCGCCGGAGGCGCGAACTTCGGTGATGGTCTCAAAGACCAGCCGGTGCGCGGGCGTGAAGAATAGATCGGCGTGGAGACCGGAGACCTCGTCAACGAGGTTCGGCTCGGCCATGAGGCTGCCCAGTACGGCGCGCTCGGTGGCGGGCGACTGGGGCACGGTGCGTTTCATTTAGGCGTGCCCTCCGTGGTCGTCGTCATTCCCCAGGGCCAGAAGGGTCACGACCATGAAGGCGATCAGCAGGAGCTGAGTCGTTATGACAAAGACGCTGCTCACTGCGCTTCTCCTTTTTCCGGCGATACAGGTCCGCGCGCCACTTGAGCCAGCGGTCGGCGGCTTCGTCCACGGCGATGATGTCCTCGGCGATGTGTGGCCATTGTTCTCGGAGTATTCGTTTGCGTTCAGGGTTCATTGGGCGCCTCTAGGTGCTGCGGTGTGGCGTCCGGGATCTGTAGGCATATGTTGGCAAATGTTGGCACGCGGATCAAGGGTTTTTTGGGAGGATCGGCCATTTTTTTAGGTGGCCAAAATCGCGGGGTTCGCTGACCAAGGTGACCTTACCGCAGACGCCGCAGAGGTCTTCGTGCCAGGTCGAGACGTGGCTGGCGGACATGCCGCGGCCGTGGGCTTGGCCGCATGGGCGGCAGATCCAGTCGGGGTAGGGAAACTGCTCGCGGACTTTGGTCAAAATGTCGGAGAGCGAGTCTTCTTTGGCGAAGATCGCCTCGTAGTTGCGCCGGTAGAGGTCGCCGTTGACCGGCCGCGGGCTGTCCCCTTTGCCGGCGCTCATAGCTCGTAGCCCTCCGGTGAAGCAAACTCGTCTTGCGAGAAGATCGGCTTGCCGGATTCCTCAAGAAACGGGAAGTGGCGCAGGCAGGCGGACGCGCGCCCGCGCAGCTCCTTGACCGTCCGGGGCCGCGTCGAAGGATGCAGCAGGTCGGCCAAGAACTGGCGGGTGCGGCGCAGCGCCCAGTATTGCTCGTAGCAGAGGCTCATCGCAGGGCCATCGCTTCCTCAATGGCGTCAGATACCTTGTTGGCAACCTCTTTGTTCGGCTTCACGCAGCGCCCAATAAGGCTGATGAGCCGATCATTGCTGCGGACCAGCTCGCGGACACGCTCCTCCAGAGCTAGCTCGTTGTAGGCGCCAAAGTTGTTGCCGAAGCCGATCTCGCCGACAACCAAGTCAGGAATCATCGTGCTCATTTGCGGGCCTCCTTGAGTTCGTCGGCGAGCAGGCGGACGAGGCTTCGTAGGGCCATGATGGTGGCGATGGACTCGTCGGCGATCTGCTCAACGTATTCGACATCGATGTTGGCGGTTTTCGGCTGAACGGCAGCCGCCTTCTTGGTGGTTTTTGGCTTTTTCATGCTGATTTGGACATTTGTACAGTTAGGGGTGGGACATCGGTTGTCTTAGGGGTCAAAGATTCTTGGGCCTTAATTGCTGCGACTTGGTCTAAAAGCTCCCAGTTGTCGGGCCTAAAGTGGTGGTCCGGGTTGTAGCGGACAGTTTTGCGACCGCCGACTTGGTCGTAGGTGAAAAAGGCGAATTGCTTCCGGTCGGGCAAATAGGCGACCAAAATGTCGAAATCGTGCTTGGCGTACGGACGCTTTGCGCCGCCTCCGCAGGCGGTGCATATGCTGTATCCTGAGCGGGCGCGATCAATGGTGCCGGTCTTGTTTTGAAACAAGATCGATGGCAGGCCGGGCTTGGTTCCGGCGCAGTCTGCGGTGGCACCGTCTTTGAAGACGGGCGCGTAAATGTCCCAGCCACGCCGTGTGGCCGCATAGAAAAACTCAATGGCGTGCGAGTTGCCCGTGTCTAAATTTGAGGACGTTGCGCCCTGCGCCACCGCCGAGTGCTCGCCATCCTCAACTGCAAATAGCGCCGGCTGCGTCACGCCGCGTTCTCCCTTGCGAATTGTTCCCGCATCTCGGCGAGCGAGCGCTCGAGGGCGGTTTGTTTGGGGCGGCCTTGGGGTGGCAGCTCGACGATCACGGGCTTGGCGGGGGCTTCGACGAAGCAGCCGCGCCAGCCGTGCTTGACCGACTTGCGGAGGGCTTCGACCGCGGCGGCTTCGTTGACGGCGGCGAGGTCATCGATGATGCGCTTGGCCGCGGTGGGCGTGAGCGGGGCGCGCAGCTCGCGGCGGTGTTGGGCGAACTCGGCCCAGGCGCGGGCGAGGCCCGGACCGTGAGGCAGCGGAATAGATGATGGGTCGAATTTGGGAGCGGTGGCGCGCTTTGGTTTCGGTGCTTCTTTTTCCGAAGAAGGTAGCGAAGGCGATGAAATCGCCGGAGCGGGCGCGTCAGCGCTCTTATTTCGTTTCTTATTGTTATCTATTGTTGGGGTGCAGGGATTGCACCACTTAGGTGCAGCATTTGCACCACTTGGGTGCATTTCCTGCACCCATCTCTCCGACTTAGGTGCAGCAGCTGCACCCATCTCGGCAACCCCGGGGATCGTCCAGATGCTGGCCTGTAGCCCGCTCCCGGCAACCTTCCGGCTGCCGCGCTCAACCAAGACCAGCTCGCCAGACTTCTGCAGGCGGCGAAGGCAGTCGGCAACCGTGCGGCGGGCCAGCCGGGTCTTCTCCTCGAGCTTGCCCCACGAGCCGAAGCAGTTGCCCGCCTCATCGGCGAAATCCGCCAAGGCCAGCAGGACGAGTCGGTCGGCACCCTCCGCGGGCGACTGGGTCCAGACGTAGTTGGTGGCGGCTACGCTCATCGGCGCCACCGGTTGCGGCGGATGCCGTCGCGGTTCTCGAAGACGAGGCGGCCCTCGGCGTCCGCCTTGACGTACACACACTTGATGCGCTCGCCGGCCGACCAGTCTGCGGCGTTCTGAACCGAGCAGATCACCGGCTCCGACCAGTCTGGCACTGAGACGTAGAGCAAACGGGTGTTGGGGATCTTCTTGGGGAGAACGGCGCCGGTGACCTGGTCGCCGGGTTGGTAGCCAACCTGCTTGGCCACTGTTTCGGCGAGCTGCTGGTCGGTGACTGGGGTGGCCTTGAGCAGATCTTCACCTAGATCTTCGGGCGGTTGACTGATGGGTTGGCTAATGGTTGACCTTGCGGCGGTTAGGATGGATTTGATCATAGGTTAGGCTTTGAGCGCGTCTTCGATGACGTGCCAGTTGTTGAGGGTTGAGAGGTCGGAAACGGAAATCTGGTGCCTGCCAGCGATGTCATTTAGCAGCCAAAACCGGAAGGCATCCGCTGGAGGCACATACAGTGCTAAAACGTCGAAATCTCCGGCTTCATAGAGGCGATACTTGTCAAAGGCCTTGCCGTCGTCCGCCGCCTTGCGCCGCTCCTTTCCGCCGCGGGCCGCGCCAACAACTGCGCACCACGAGCTGTTCTTCCACTGGCCCCTCTTGACCTGCACCGTCAGCGGTTTGTGCGGCGGCATCCAGATGATCACGTCTGCCTTCTGGCTATGGCCAATCGGCATCCAAGTGACAAAGCCACGTTCCCTGGCCGCCTTCAGTAAGCAGATCTCCTCAAAGCTGCCGTCATTGCCCAGCACGCTGTGGTCAATGGGTTGCTTTGGAACCGTAACCTCCTTGACATCAAAGAGGTATTCGGGCGAGTCTTCGGCGATGATTAGCATGGCTTTTTATGAAAAATTTCGTAAGTCGCTATCGGTAGGGGGTTTGCAAGCAAATGAAAGCGAGCTATCCCCGCCGCCCCTGGTACCCCGTCTCGTTATCAATTCAATTATACATGACTTTGATTGGATTCTGCTGTTATGATGAGACGGACACTGTTGTCTCAATAAGGCGCAATCTGCGGTAGAATCATCTCGCATATTATTGAAGAGGCTCAGTCTCAATCTCAATAGCAGCATCCGGCAATGCAGCAGCCTTTTGCGGCGCGGCCGACCCTGTGCCGACCGGTTCCGCCGTCACATCGATGACGTTGGCGCTCCGCAGCCCACTCACAAAGTCCTGCCAAGCATCAGCCGCCGGAGCCATGACATGCTCGACTCGCTGCGTTGCGCCACCGGAAAGCAGCTCTGATTTATCTGTGGCCACAGCAGCCATGATGACCAAGCCTTGGTCCTTCATGTCAGGGATGCGGTCTAGGATCTCGGCCGTTCCAATGGCCGCAATCGCGCGCCAATTACGTGCGGTCACGTCCCGCGCTCGCTCCATCAATTCTGGGCGGTTGCGGATCAAGGCAGTGACCGTGTGATGGCTTGTATTAAACGCCCTGCAAATTTGCCTCACCGACATCCCGGCAAGGTGAGCCGCAGCAATCTTCTCAGCCTTGGCGTCCGGCACGTCTTCGCCGGTGCGGTTCTGGATGCGCACCAGCGGAACCTCTGGCACAGGCTTAGGCTGCTTGGGCTTGGGCTTGGATTTGGTCTTGGGTCTCGCCATGTCAGTGTCTTGCAAATTCTCCATGCAATTCCTCTCTTGCTTTGCGCGCTGATTGCGCGGCTTCCTCAATGGTGTCGAAAGATCCGAAATATCGGTGGCGGCCACCTTCGCTAACTCTCACGCACCAGTTCTTGTTCTGCGATTGCCAGTGGACCCCTTTGACGCCGCTGCGTGATTTCTGGCCTCGAGTGTTGTAAGCGCTCTGCGCATGAGTTGCCTCGCGCAGGTTACACGCACGATTGTCGGACGGGTCGCCGTTGATGTGGTCGCATATCGGCTTAGGCCAGCGGTTGTTTGCCAAAGCAAAAGCAACGCGGTGCAGATAAAACTTGTTGCCGTAAATACTGACAGTGCGGTAGGGCGGGCGAGGGCACCCAATTGGTTCGCCCGTCTTGGCCCTTGCACGCGCGCGCCCGCCTCTCTCCTTCCAGCGCATCTCGCCGGTGTCGGGATTGTAATCAATCATGCTTCGCAGCATCTCAATCGTGACTTCGCGCTTTATAATCACCGCAAAATCCTCCCCTTGTGCCGCCGCATCAGTGGCCGCAGCGGCGCGATGCCCTGGTCCGTCTCAAAGATATGCAAATGCCCACCCTTGATGGCCCGCGCGATGCGCTTCATGCCCATGTCCAGGAGCACGCCGGACAGCCACGGGTCACGGCTCTGGACATGCCAGATGTCGCCCTCAATGTGCCAGCAGCAGAGCTTGTCCGGTGCCACGGCCTTCATCTCAACCTCTCCCTGTAAGACTGCGTAAGGTCATCCCACTCAAACCCACGCGGCGCCGTCAGCCGCATCCACGAGTCCCGCAGCGCGTGCCAGCCTTCCATCTTGGAGTTGTACTCCCAGCTCGCCGGCGTGTTATGCGGTGCGGTCGCCCGCCAAGACGCCGCGGAGCAGCCTGCAAACAATGTGCATGCCGCAGCGAGGGCGAGCGGCTTGATCACGCCGTTGCCTCCTCTAGCATTAGCTCGCGTAGTGCCGTTGCAATAATATCGTTGCCGCCACTGCGCATGAATTGCAACGGCCGGCGGTCAAAGCACCAAGCCAGCGCATCGAACGCGCGCAGGACGATTTGTGCCTCTTGGGCATTGCGGAACGTACGCACCCAAGTGGTCGTTGACTCGGTGTAGACCGGAGGATGCTCTGCCATCAGCATCCAGGGCGGCGCTTTGTGATTGTAGTTGCTACAAACCAAAAGGCGCTGACCGTTGCGGCAACTATACGCCTCTAGGTGGTCGAGTTCGTAGGTCTTGCCAATGTGCTCGCACAGCACGGCCGTAGTAATAACCTCCTCGCTGAACATGGCCCTACACCGGGCGGCGATGCCAAAGTTGCGCAGCAGTGCCAAGCGATTGCGCAAAATTGTGTCGGTGGACTGAGGCGATTCGGCGCTCCAATAGAGATTGCGGAACACGTCGCTGGTTTCGCCGTGAAATTGTTCTGCGGTCATGGGTTCCTCCTTTTCCAAATGGCATTCGCCACCGCCAACATGGCAGCCGCCGGCAAGCATGGCCGCTCGCCGTGATACACCTTGGCGCCGGTCTTCTCGTTGTCCCGCGCGGCGAGCCATTGGGTGACGAGGTCGATGTCGTAGGTGGTCATGGTTTTGCCTCCATTGCGGCCACGCCGCGTGCTGCAGTTTCTAGCGTCACGTCAAAGGTTGATCCGTTAGCGCGAGCCTTGCCGCCGCGTGTCTTCGGTTGCTTGAATCCGTTCTCGACCCATAAGCGGCTTAGTTCTTCGGTTTGCTGGCTTTCACCGGCTCTCGGACTCGGCCAGCTCGCCAACGAGAACTCGGAAAGCTCGCTCTGCGGTGGCTGGGACAACTCCATTGCCGAGGAGTCGCAGCTCGTCGGTGCGATTGTCTGTGGAGACGTGCAGGACGGCATCGTCCAGCCGATGGGTAAGCCCATCAGCGTCTCGACCCAGCGAGGGTTGAGTTTGCCGCTCTGCTGCCGCTCCACCATCGGCGTCAGCTCCTTGTATTCCCGCTCGTTGTTGCCTCGGCCGCTCTTGTGGTCGCGGGCTGTTGGTGTGCCCCAGCAAGCCTGCTCGTTCAGATTCTTCACGCCATGGCCCTTGGCTCTCATCGCCGCAATCTGCTCCGGTGTCTTCGGGCCTTGGGCATCGTGGGCTTGCGGCGTTGCCCATTGCTCCCTCTTCGCTTGATCCGCCAACGGAATCCCGCCCTTGTTGTTCGGTCGGCTGCTCTCCGTCGCTCCAGTGCGAGGAGTGCTCCAAAGGTCGCCCTTCTTGTGCTTCGCATGGACAAACTCCGCTAGGGTTGCTTGGCCCACTTCCATCCTCTTGATGTTGCTGTCCGCATTCGGACTGCTCTTCCAGTCGCATGTGCGTGGCGTTGGGAATTGTTCCTGCATCACCGCAATCGGAAGCGGTCGATGTAGATTGATTCCTTCGGCTTGCTTCCGGTCCCGTCTCGCACTCCAACTCTCCAGCGACTCGTTGATTTGCCCGTCCAGACTTCTTGCTGTCGGCCACAACCCTTGGCGGCTCCCAAGCGAACTGCTGCTCGCCGGGTCGGCTTGGCCATGGAGTTCTCCACGATTTGCCATCGCAGAAAGGCTCTGTCCCATTTGTCCCTTGCCGTAATTGCCAGCCTTCTCTGCCTCCATCGCACATGGCGTTGGCCAAGACTGCATTTGCGCTGCTCGACCCAGCGTCATCCCATACTCCGTTTGCGACAAGTCTCCGGTATCCTTCCAGTCCCTTGCTCTGGCAGTGGGCCAAGATAAAGATGCGCTTTCTTTGATGCGGCGCGCCGACTTCAGACGCGCTGAAAATGCCCCACGTCGTTCGGTAACCCAATCCTGCCAAGTCTTCGATGACGTCGGGCAGCCCCAGCGAGATATGTCCCTCGACATTCTCAAAGAAACAGCAACCTGGTCGCATTGCAGCAATTCCGGCTGCGATAAACGGCCAGAGGTGTCTTGGGTCTTCGGCGCCGAGGCGCTTGCCGGCTGCGCTGAATGGCTGGCACGGGTAGCCGCCAGAGAGGATGTCCACGCGGCCGTGAAACTCGGACCATGGGAAGGTTTTAAGATCCGTCCAGATAGGAGCTGGGTCCAGAAGTCCCGCTTCCATTTTAGAGACCAAGTTCGCGCAGGCGAAGGCTTCGATCTCTGAAAAAGCGACTGTGCGCAAATCTGGGATTGCTCGTTTAAGTCCGAGATCAATGCCTCCGTATCCGGCACAAAGGCTGACGTGTGTAATTGCTTTGGTAGTATCCACATTGTTGTCTCCGTTAGCAGTTGCTCCAGTGATGCCCGCAGACACGATCCGCCTCGTACTCCGCGCGCTTATCCTCGAGCCACTCGGCTTCTTCCTGCGGGGTGCGCTCGCGGCGGATGCGGCTGGCTTCCGGTGCGGGTGAGGGAAGTAAAAGCGTCTCGCTCATTGCTCACCTCCGAGTTGATAACTGCGCTTATCCCAGTCCTTCTTGGTCTTGCAGTAAGCCCACAAAGCCTGGTGCATCTCGCCGTTGGCCGCATCGATGGCTTTCTTGTTGGTCAGCGTAGCGATGTCGGGGTAGGAGCCGGCGAGGAGTTCGCACAGGCGGCGGGCCTCATTGCGCTCCTTGATGAGCTTGAGCATCGGCGACTGCAATTGCGGCAGCGAAGCGGCCAGCGCCTCAACGACTGGGATGACGGCATCGGCGGGTCCGAGGCATTCAGCGTCACCGCATTCGCACAGGGCGTCTGGGTGATAGGGTTGGTCAAGCAGGTCAATCATTTGGACCGTCCTTTCCGCTCAATGAAGTCGCAGGCAATTAGTGTGATTACGCACATGACGGCGAATGGAACGAATGGGCCGTCCAACAGGTAGTTGATCGTTTCGATTAACGTCGGCGTCATGTCAGTTTCCTCCCGTGGTGTTGTTCGCAATGAACTTGGCGAGTTGCGTTGCAGGAACCCGGCGCGTGCGTTGCCCGAAGGCAATGCTCGGCAGCCGGCCGTCGATGACCCATTTGCGGGCCGTGGCGTAGCTCACCCGGAGGGCGTTGGCCGCATCGCGGATCGTGAGCAGTTGTGGTGTGTCTGTCATAAAATCTGTAGGCATGTGTAGGCACGCAGGGCACGACATTGCGCGGGGCAGGCGAGGGCGATGTCGTGGTGGGCTTGCATCGATTTCGCTAAACATGCCCACACATGCCCACAGACGCAAGCATTATTTTTCCGGTGGTAGCAATTGACCCCAGTTGACAGCCGTTGGCATCCGTTGGAAGCTGTTGGCGTATGAGCACCACAGCAAAACGAAACCGGCTCGTCGGCTCGCGCCGGTCGGTCTTCGCCAACATCAGCGACCAGGTGCATGCCCGCCTGCAGCGCAGGGCGCCGGCCGCGCACCTCACCGCGGCCAAATACACCGGCGTGGCCCTCGAGTTCTACATGGACCTCGAGGATGCCTTCGGCGGCCCCATGACCGAGCAGTTCCGGTCAATGATCCTGCGCAACGTCGGCGGGATGGCCGCGAAGCTGGAAAAAGCCCTTAAGTAACCCGCTGATTTACAGAGGGAAGTAACTATTTTGCATTAATGTGCAAATAATGCTTGCAGATGCCAACAGATGCTATAGGATGACTACCGATGACAACACACACCACATTCACCAAGTCGCAATGGCAATCCATGGAGACTGTTGCCGAGGCCACCAGCACCACCGGCAAAATCAAAAGCCACAACGGATTGAAATATGAATGGGTCGCCGGGGGCAAGCGCGTCACGGCCAAGAAGCTTTAACATGCGCCTCCTCGCCATTATCACCGCAGCCGTCCTATCCAGCTGCGCGGCGCCTGAGCCAGACATCCGCCGGCCAACCGCCCGCATCGTCCCCATGAAGATCGCCAGCCAGCCCATCGGCGCCGTGGTTTTCCTCAACGGCGAGTACATGGGCCTCACGCCGCTGACCATCCCGGTCGAAGCCGATGCGGACGGCAACTGGAGGCACGATGTCCGGGTCCAGTGCCAAGTACCGCAGGACGCCAGCATCGAGGATACCTACACGTCCTACGAGGGCTACGCCGTGCCCAAGCACCTGCTCTTCCGCGTGCCGCGCTACGTCCACTGGTACAGCGCGACGCAGCAGCACCGCCCGCAGCTATGATCAAGCACGACTACCTGCTCACCGGCACGTTCCCGTGGGACGGCATCCGCATTGCCGGCCGCCGCTTTGACTCACCGGAGCTGTTCGCCATGATGCGGCGGCAGTGCCTGTGTGCGGACAGCGTGCGTCATGCCTGCGCCGACCTTGATGTCCTGCCATTCGCCGAGGAGGTTGCGGCGATTGAGGGGCATATTTGCCGCGCGGAAGCGGCTTACTGCTGACAAACTTTCTGACAAGGCCCACATCGGACACAGAAAGCCGAAGGCTTATGAGTCCCCTGCACTACCGCTGTGCTACTCTGGCGAAAGCACGGTTATCTCTGTAGAGGTTGTTGTTTGAGTTGATCTGGTTTGATCTGAATTGACTTAATTTTGGCAAAGTTGCCGTCAAGATTTGCCAGACATGCTTTCCGGTGGCAGAGTCTGTCGCATGGACACGCACGACATCAAGGTGGGCGGCATGGCCGGCAAGCTCTACCGCACCGCCGACTCGCCGCGCTGGCAGCTGGAATTCCGCCACCCGCAGACGACCAAGCGCATCCGCATCTCGACCGGGCTGCGCGACCTCGTCATGGCCAAGGAAAAGGCCAAGGGTATGATCACCGACGCCTACCGGGACGGCTTGGCGGCCCTGCGGGCGCACGGCCAGCGGGCGGTTCATAAATCGGTTGGCGAGGCGGTCGATCATTACCTGAAGGTCGCGCAGATTGACACGAAGCAGACGAATGTCAATCGCCTCCTGCGCATGCTGCGGCTGGTGCTCGGGCAGGACAATGAGCAGGTGCGGGCGCGTCCGCTGACGGTCATCTCGCCGGACACCGCAGCGAAATACCGCACGACCTACCAAGGCAGCGCCTACACGATGCGCTCGGTGCTTTCTGGGGCGCGCAGCGTGTTCTGCAATCCCATGGACTGGCGTGGCTTCCCGCTGCCGGATTGCATTAAAGAGTTTGCCGCCATGACCAAGGGCATGAAGGCGCCGGTCTCGACCTTTGTGCGGATTCCGCCAGAGATACTTGGCAAGATGGATAACTCCAGCAAGGCAATCGGCGGGGCCACGCGGCGGGCATTTCTGCTGACCCGCTACTTGGGCATGACGCCCAAGGAGGTCGCCTACTGCCGCAGGGGCTGGATCGAAGACCGCGGCGACCGGCATGTGATGGTGCTGCTTGAGCGAGAGGACGAAGGGCTGACACTCAAGACCGGCGCCAAGCGCGGGCGGGTCATGGCGGTGCCTCCGTGGATGGTGCCGGAGCTGCTCGCCGCAGACGACTTCATGGTGCCGGGGCACACCAAGGGCATGCGGGTGAGGTTCATGGAGCGCAACTTTAACATGTGGGTGCGCGAGTTCCTGCCGGATCGGCGGGCGGCGGCCTACGAGCTGCGCAAACAGGCGGGCAGCGACGTGCTCAACGAGACCGGCCGGATCAGCTTGGTGCAGCACATGCTCGGCCATAGCGAGCCGTCCACCACGGCCCGTTTCTACGCTGTATTCGACCGCGAGGTGGACCTCCGGGATGTCTGGCACAAATGACGAAGCCCGCTGGAGCGGGCCTCGAGCCTCCTTCCGGGCGTGCCGGATGAGCTACTGTTCTTCCTGCTCGGCGACCACGGCGGCCATCCCGCCAACGAACAGCGCCTGCCCAGCCTTCTTGATGCTCTCGCGCATCTGCGGGGTGATGTTGACGCGCCACGCCTCAAAGGTGCCGCCAGCCTCTTGTTTGCGCTGGTCGCGGACAAAATCTAAGACGTTTTCAACTCCGCGCGGCTCACGGTATGGATCGTTTCCGGGAACGTCCTCATCGGTAAGGCGGGTGCCCCAATTGTCATTGAACTCTTCTACGCTGATGTCGCCGCGGATAAGTTGCTTGGCTTCACGCCGAGCCTCGCTCACCTCATCTCGGGTTAGCTTGCCGGTGCCCTTTTTCGGCTCGCC